CGTTCGCCTGTAATACCCCGACACAGCGTACATCGGTGTTGCAGTATCAGCCAAAGACCTCGGCTCACAGACCATCCCGACCCTCTCTTTTGAGGTGTACGGCCTCAAGGTCCGCGTGCCTAGCAACTACAACCCAACGACTCGCATATACACGGGTGTTTGGGATGGAACTTTCAAGATGGCGTGGACAGACAACCCTGCATGGTGTCTGTACGACATGCTCACCAACCCAGATTACGGCTTGGGAAGATGGCTTGCCGATGTCCACGTTGACCGCTATTCGTTCTACAACGCTGCCGTCTACAACGATGGTCTCGTAGACAACGGCTCTGGAGGAACTGAGCCTCGCTTCACGTGCAACGTCCCTGTTCAAGCACGTGACAGCGCCATCAAGGTCGCCCAGAACTTTGCTTCATGCATGAGAGCAAAGATGATCTGGCGTGGCAACCAGATCGTTCTCATTCAGGACAGACCAGCCTCCTCCGCCAAGCTGATTTCGCCATCCAACGTGCTGGAGGGCATGATGTTCGACTATAGCTCCTCAGCCCTTGACGAGACGTACACGGCATGCACGGTCTTGTGGAACAACCCAGCTGAGAACTACCTCCAGTCCACAGAAGTAGTTGATGCAAGCACTGAAACGGGCGCGTTTCAGACCCAGCTTCAAAATGCAACAACATCCTTTGGCCGCAACGTCAAGGAGGAAGTGGCCTACGCCTGCACGTCACGTGGACAGGCTCGTCGCCATGGTCGCTGGTTCCTTGACTCAGTTCTGAATCAGACAGAGTTCGTCAAGTTCGGAATGTCATTGGAGGGCTTCGACTTGATGGTGGGCGATGTTGTCACCATCTTCGACCCGTACTACGCAGGTGCCCAACAATCAGGCCGCCTCATCGCAGGCAGCACTGTACGTGTCGCCAAGCTCGATAGACCTGTGACGATCACTCCGGGTTCGACCATCGCAGTGCAGATGCCAAATGGCATCGAAACATGGCCGATCTTGGAAACCACAGGGACACTGACTCAAGTGACCACATCAGGTGGCTCATTCACCAGTGCTCCCGCCGAGTATACGAACTTCATCATCACCACGTCGATTGCGCCACGGCAGTTCCGCATCACCAACCTCCGCCAGGGCGAAGAACCAAACGTCGTCGAAATCGAGGCTCTTTTCTACGACCCAAGCAAGTACGCTCGCATTGAGAGCAGCGTTGCTCCCGTTGCCCCAGCTGCCGTCTACACCGCATCGCCATCAAACACGATTGCAGCGCCGACTGGACTGACCTTCACTGAGCGCAGCTCGTTTGCAGATGGGATCATTGATCGTAGGCTGCACATCGGGTGGACTGCTCCCACTACAGGCTTGGCCGTCAGCTATGACGTCTTGTTCAGACAGGCCAATGACTTGTGGTCAAGCTCTCAAACAGGCACAAACTCCATCGAGATCAAGGATGTCAAGGACGGTCTGTTTGAGGTACGCGTCTTCGCGGTCAACCACCTTGGCGTTCGTAGCCCAATGCTCACGGGCTCCTACACGGTCTCCACAAGTGCCGCGACCGGCTCTGCCCTAGACGCTGTCACTGGACTGCAGGAGGCGACCACGGGCTCCACCACTGCATTCACGACACTCGATCTGAATGTGAAGTGGACCAACCCAAGCTCAAACGGTGTAGGCAAGCCACAAACACTGAAAGACTTTGAGGTCAAGGTCATTGACCCGTCCACGCTGACCGTCATCAAGACTGAGTATGTGACACCTGTCATTCCTGGCAGCACGCAGACATACACCTACAGCTACAGCCAGAACAACGCGGACACGAACAACGTGCCTCGCCGCAGCTTGAAGATCGAAGTCCGTAGCCGTGACGCGAACAACAAGACCAGCTCGGTAACTTCTGCCACGTTCACGAACGCTGCTCCTGCCCTGCCGACTGCATTGAGCATTGTTCCAGGCGTAGGCAGTGTGCAGCTCACTTACACGCTTCCTACTCAAGCCGCAGAACCAGACTTCAAGGGTGTTCTGATTTGGAGAAGCACGACAACAGGCTTCACGCCTTCATCGACCAACCTGATCGCGGACACGACAGACAGCTACTTTGCTGATGTTGGCCTCACTGCCGGGACCAACTACTACTACCGCCTCGCCTCGTACGACGCCTTTCAGAAATCGACTTCTGGAACTGGACTGACGCTGTCGAGCGAACTTACTGCAAAACCTGTCCAGACTGGCATCCCTAATGGCACTGTCAATCCGGGAACTGGCACTCAAGGCGACCTGTTCTTCAACACCACTGACAACCAGCTTTACCGCTACACAGGCAGTGCGTGGACGAATGCAGTTCCGGCTGTGAACATCACGGGCCAGCTGACCGACGCACAGCTCTTAGCTATTGCAGCTACGAAGGTCACTGGCACTCTTGTCGCCAGCCAGATCGCAGATGCCACCCTCACTGCAGCGAAGTTTGCATCTGCGGTGAAGCCTGTTGAAGTTGTCTCAGCCCTGCCTGGAGCACCACATGTTGAAGGTCGGATGGTATTCCTCACGACCGACGACAAGCTGTATAGGAACACTGGTACAGGGTGGATTGCCACCATCGCCACAAGTGACCTGACCGGCACGGTGACGGATGCACAGATCGCTGGCATGGCCGCATCGAAGGTTACGGGCACGCTGGTGGCGAGCCAAATTGCAGACGCAACCCTGACTACGGCTAAGTTCGCATCTGGAATCGAGCCAGTGACCAACGTCACTTCTGTTCCTGGGACGAAGAGTACAAACGCGATCTTCAACACCACGGACGGCAAGCTGTATCGCTGGAACGGCACGGCCTACGTGGCAACGGTCGCTACTACTGACCTAAGTGGAACTGTCACTGACGCTCAGATTGCAGGCATGGCAGCCTCGAAGATGACAGGCACGCTGGTGGCGAGCCAAATTGCAGACGCAACCCTGACCACGGCCAAGTTCGCCTCTGGCATTGAACCTGTGACCGTTGTCACGTCAGTTCCTGGAACAAAGAGCACCAACACCATCGTCAACACGACTGATGGAAAGCTCTATCGGTGGAACGGCACGGCCTACGTGGCGACCATCCCAGCGACGGACATGACGGGTCAGATCACCACGACGCAGATCACTGACAACTCGATCAGCACGCAGAAGATTTCTGCAAATGCGGTGACGACTGGCAAATTGGCTGTCGGCGCAGTCACTGCGAATGAGTTAGCGGCGAACTCTGTTGTCGCAGGAAAGATCGCAGCAGGCACGGTCACGGCAACTGAGATCGCCTCTGACAGCATTTCCACGTCCAAGCTGCTAGTCACGCCCAACAACCTCATCTCGAATGGTGACTTCGCCACGGGAACAACAGCTGGATGGCGTCTGTGGTCGGGTACCAGCAATATCAGCGTTGTCCCAACCACTGGACTTGCGACTGGATCGTCAGGCACCAAGTACTGCGGCCAATTCACTTCTAACGGCTCATTCGTCTCCGTGTTCGCTGCGGAGCGTGCCTACTCTGATGTAGGTGCAGACAAAGACGGCATTGAAATCGTTGCTGGCGATGTCTATGACGTGCGCATGATGGCTGCTCGAAGCGCAAGCTTCACCGCGACCAGTGTTCAGGTGCTCATGTATTACCTGAAAACAGATGGTACGTACGCCAACCAGACGGTCCTCATATCTACTGCTCCAACAACCACGTGGGCTGAATATTCTGCATCGTGGACAGCCCCAACTGACGCTGTGCGCGCATGGTTAGGCGTATCTCTGTCAGGCTTCTCGGTCGGCTCGTATTGGTTCACCCGCCTGCGAGTCATGAGACGCGCATCGTCCAACCTCATTGTGGATGGCGCAATCATCACCAGCAAGATTGCTGCGGGTGCAGTCACTGCGACCGAAATCGCTGCGGACACGATCACAGCCGCAAACATCGCAGCCAATGCGATCACATCGAGCGAGCTGGCATCTGGGTCGGTCACCACTGCAAAGCTGGTTGCAGGTGCAATCACTGCGAACGAATTAGCAGCGAACGCTGTCGTAGCTGGCAAGATCGCGGCTGGTGCCGTATCTGCAACTGAGATCGCAGCCGACGCAATCAGCACATCCAAGCTTCTCGTCAAGGGAACTAACTTACTGCCAAACGGGGACTTTTCTACTGGCACTCTCGCCAACTGGAGGCCGTGGACCAACACAAGTCAAATTACTGTAGTTGCTGCACCTACTGCATCAGGTGCTCGCAACATGGTCCAGCACACGGGCGATGGGGTCTCCAAGACTATCTCCATGTTCGGCTTCGACAAGGCATTCACGGATGCTGGAGCTGACAAGGACGGTATCGAGGTCACACCAGGAGAGCAGTACTTAGTGTCCATCATGGCAGCAAAGGATGCCACGTTCAACGGCACGAACGCATCCCTCGCGATGTACTGGATGCTGACAGACGGGACGACAGGAAGCTTCTCTGTCGTAGTGCAGCTGACGCCTTCGATCTCCACAACATGGGCTGAATATTCTGGCTCATGGACGGTCCCTGCTAATGCAGTGCGTGCATGGCCATTCATTCGTTCAGACGCGCATTCGACCGGCACCCTCATGTACACGAAAGTGAAGGTGAACAGAAAGGCTGCGTCAAGCCTGATTGTCGATGGGTCTATCACCACGACGAAGATCGCCGCAGGCGCAGTGACTGCTAACGAAATTGCCGCTGACACGATCACCGCTGCAAACATCGCAGCCAACGCGATCACTTCCACTGAGCTTGCCTCTGGTGCTGTGACGACTGCGAAGCTGACGGCTGGTGCAGTGACAACGAACGAACTTGGTGCGAATGCAGTCACCGCAAACAAGATCGCCTCAGGAACCATTACCGCTGCCCAGATCGCCGCAAGCACCATCACGGGCACCGAGATCGCCACTGACACACTCAGCGCGCGACACCTCGTCCTCGTTGACTTGGTCAACCTTGTCGGCAACGGCGACATGGAGCTTGGTGCCAACGGCGATTGGAGCACAGCCTACCCAACGGTGAACGTCGTTAACGATGCCGTAAACGCGTACGAGGGCAACTGGGTCATGAAGGTTGACCCGAATGCCGCGAACAGATTCCCGGCAAACGGGTACGAGTTCACGTGCAAGGCCGGTGAGGAGTATTGGCTTGAGTGGATGGGCCGCTGTTCCGTGGCTCTGACCGGCTCCATCTACGTCTATGTCAGGTGGGGTGACAAGGCCAATGCTCAGATCAGTGGTGCAAACGTCGGAACCCTTACCAACCAAACCACGTGGACGAAGCTGTCAGGGGCACTAGTTGCACCTACAGGTGCAGTCAGAGCCTACATTGCCATTGCAGCGCAGAACACAGCCGGAACGGGCTACATCGACAACATCGTTATCCGCAGGCGCAACAGCTCTGAGCTGATTGTCGATGGCGCAATCGTCACAGCGAAGCTCGCTGCTGGTGCCGTGACTGCCAATGAAATCGCAGCGAACACGATCACTGCTGCCAAGATCGCATCAGCGACCATTACTGGAACGCAGATCGCCGCTGACACGATCACTGCAGGCAACATTGCAGCAAACGCGATCACGTCCAGCGAGCTTGCTGCCAACAGCGTCATCGCAGGAAAGATTGCTGCATCAGTCATTACAGCTGCTGAAATTGCGACGGGCACGATCACCGCTGACAGGATGGTGGCGAACACCATCACTGCAGCATCCGGGATCATCGCTGACGCAGCCATCACCACTGCGAAGATCAATGATCTTGCCGTGTCAACCTTGAAGATTGCCGATCAGGCTGTGTCTATCCCATTGGCAATCCGCTCAACTGGCTTGTCAGTCACTAATGTCAATCCCACCTACCA